TCACCGATGAGAAACATCATATCAAGATTGCTCACTTCCTCGTCTCCAGCGATATTTACTATCAATTCCTCATGGTCTTTCCTCAAAAGAAAAAGCACTGCATCGGCATGATTCCGTGCATGAAGCCATATCCTAGTGCCAGACCTCCATTTTGACCCACCCATAATCTTCTCGCCATGAATATTGATAGTCTCTCCCTTGAGAATTGCACGAATAATAAGAGGAAGGAATTTCTCAGGGTGTTGACGCTCACCAAAGTTATTCATTGTCCTCGTGATCGTTGTGTTCAACCGATGGCTCTTATTATATGCTAAGACAAGGCAATCCGCCCCAGCCTTTGCTGCGGAGTAGGCATTACTTGGATAGAGTCTATCCCATTCTTTCCATCGTATGCCATCCGGGGCAGGCCCATAAACCTCATCTGTCGAGATTTGGATATACTTCTCTAGGCCATTTTTCTCTTGCAGGCTTTTCGCATACTCCAGCATATTGTATGTACCAACGAAATTTGAATAGACGAATGGCTCTGCATCAGCAAGGCTGCGGTCAACATGAGTCTCCGCTGCTGCATGAATGATATAATCTACCATGCCTATCTCATTCTGTATCCGTCCATTAAGGGCTGCTCGGATATCATGATAGACAAATTTTACACGACTCAGATCCATGCCAGAGTCAACAAGCCTGTTCAAGTCTCCTGCATAGGTCAGTTTATCAAGGATGACAAACTCCCAGTCTGTATGAATGAGAAAATGCTCTAAAATATGATGACCTATAAATCCAGCACCACCCGTAATGAGGCATCTCTCTGTCATACTACACCTCTCTTTAGCTCGGTTACTTCAAGTTGAAGTTTTTCGTTTTGTTCACTCCAGTTCTCTACGAGCTTTATTTCAAATTGCCGACTTTTGTGATAAATTCGGTCTCCCTCTTTTATCCCACTCCTATATACAATATAAAAATAATAACGTGGATAAACAGTTTTTTTATCATGTGCAAGAATTTCCTCATCTCTCCACAAAGTTTCAAATCTACATGGAACATTATTATAGAGAATAGCCCATGTTGCTGGAAGGAAACCACCCTGACCATCTGGAGCACCTAGAGTCTCATGCCTTATAGAGCATTGAGAGTCGAGAAGTTGCTGGAAGCTCATTTATTCCTCATATTATATTTCTCAGGTCTATTCCTTATTCTTTACCCTTGGAGTCGGCTTGGCAAATAAAAATACACTTGCAGGATTTACTCCCCATTTTCCTTTAGCCGATGTCCTCATCGGTGCTTTCTCACATATTAACCTTATTTCTGAAACTAATTTCTGCGATATATCAAACTCTACTAGAATGTCTGTCACAACACCTGATCTCGCATTTACCTGTATCAAATTCGCATCAATAAGCTTTCTGCTGAAACATGATTTCAGACGTTTTTTCGGCTCGCTATAGACACTCAACCAAGATAGCTGAACATAATCAGTTATCTGTTTCCATGCCCTACGTTTCCAGCAATCAAAGAATTTTGCTATTACCCATTCGGGGCTGTCCTGTTTATAATCTTTTACTTTTATCATAATAACCTCGATTGGAATAACTCTAGGTCTTTAAATGTTGATGTAGAGAGTGCTTTCTCCATATCGCCACGAGTATAAGCATATACCCTTCCGATTTTTTCACTCTTTAAAGTCGGATCTACGCTTATCATTGAATACTTAAATTTAACAAGCTCTATACATATCTGTTCCAGTGCAGGGGGGATGCTTCCTGCGGCATATCCTGCGGTGTATGAAACGTAAACATTTTGAAACCCTTGAAGGAATGAAGAGGAGAGATGTATAATCCCTGCCTCATAATCCACGCTAAACTCATCTATCGGCTCTTCTGGAATCCTGAGATAATTGAAGATATTCTTACAGTACACATTGAGTTTATTGAAAAGCTGTGCTGAAGGATAAGAGTTGAAGGCACTGCTTGCTATTGTTGCTTCCCAGTTAGCCACTGCATTTATAGCTGTAGCAAGCTCTGAGAGGGTGTCATACAAAACATTCGAGATATCGAAAGTAGCATCAACTGTACCGTCTCTTAATAGTCGTACTGTCTGTGCATCCTGGTCAACCTCAACGTAGGCATTATAGGCTGTGTTATCCGTACACCTCACCCTTATCACATCAGTCGTTCCCTGGCAGAGTTGAATGATATTATTCACCGGGTAGTTATTGAGAAAGAGTTTATGGCTGTCACCGTTGTATCGCTCAAGCGTATGAGTAGCCTCTTTGAAGTGTATATTGCAGTAGCGGTTGATATAATCTGAAGCACGGTTTATAAGCTGCTCAATGAGATAATCCCCTGTAATGATGAGTGTCTGCTGATTTATTGCACCAAGGCAATCAAGCTGTCCTGTCTCTAAAAGATTTGCAGAGTCGGAGCTTGAGTGGCAAATACGCCCAGCCTCCCATCCTGTAAGAGCATTTATAACAGCAACGAGTTCTCCTATCGTATCATTGGCAGCTAAAGTCAAATCAATCGTGACCGTTCCAGCTTGGACTCCTCCTGTGATTATGAGAATCAAGTTGTCAAGTGATACCTGGACTGTGGCAGCAGTCGCATCTCCTTGAGAGCAATATATCCAGAAAGCATTCTGCTCAACATTTGACCCTATATAGTCTAAAACATTTTCAACTGTTGTGAGGGAAATTGCGGTGTCAAGTGACATTTTGATTCTCCATAAAAATATTCTGGTAATCTTTAATGCCAAAATAAATTGAATATATAGAGACAGGAATTGCGGCAATAATTAGAATTAATCCAATCTTGAGATTAGCTAAATAAAGAATACTTATAAGAAATGTAGTTAAAATCTGTAAGGAACATAAGCAAATGATTCTCTTTTTTGTAAAGCGTAACATTGTTATTTCTCCATTACAGGCTGTCCAATCATTTTATTCTTTTTAGGTTCATTCACCGCTTTGGCTAAACCCTGCTCTATCAGGACTTGGGCAAAATGGGGATGCACCTTTTCTCTATCGCCTTTCTTGCGACACTTCTTGAAGTCTTGGATGAATTCAATCTCAATCATTTAATTATTCCACCTTCTTTTTAGCATACTTCTCCTCTAGTTCTTTAACAACATCTGGAGTAGGCATTACCATATCCATATTAAGTTCAAACTCAACCTCGATCTTTGCCTTACATTTAGGACACTCAACCTCCTTCTTTATTGATGGAAGCTCTACAGTTTCTAGTATCTGTTCTTTCTCTTCTTTTTCCATTTTTCTCCTTTTTGATAATAGGTGGGGAAGCCTAGTGACCTCCCCACCCATTTCATTTACCTTCAAAAAACATTAAAGCAGTGTAGCCTGTTTGTATCGAGCTCTCAACTTACAAATTATTGCTGAAACAGTAATAGCTGCTCCTCCTGCCGCTGTGATTATCACTCCAATGTGAGTATATGTGTCAGTGAAATCCTCTCCCCTTGCGAAGAGAGCGACATCAATGGTTCCTGCTGTAACAAGTGCAGTAGATGCAGCTTTGAGAACAGCTAAAGCTCCTCCCGCTCCTACTCGTTGCCACATCTGACTACTCAAAGTACCCCCTGCATTCGCATGACAGTGAAGTATGAACCAAGCAAGGTCATAATTCGCCATACTGAAGTAAATGGCAGGGCTTGCAGTATTATTGAGAGATACATAAACAGTCGCAACACCTGTCTGGATGTTTTCTGTCGGGTTGTGTACGTTTGCCAATTTATCCTCCTATTAGCTAGTTGGGTCAGTTAGTGCCACAAATGGACTCACGGTATCTCCCCCATGAAGAGGAGTTATGGGAGCACCCAAAAGGGGCTGCCCATCTACCCTGAGAACCACTTTCCAAAAGGTCTCGTCAGTAACAAAGCCACGGTGATACTCCACCTGGAGTCTCCATGCAATGCTATCAACTTCACGAGAACCCATGATTACCATCTCCTTGTCGGCTATACAGTAGTGTCCAACACCAAAATCAGCAAGGATTATGTCGCCTGAAGTGCCGCATGATTGGCATTTCTCGGTGACGATGAAAGGCCGACCCCAGAGCGTTCGAGTGCTAAGATTAAAGTTCGTAGCCATGTTCGCCGCCGGGGCTGTCATATCAAAGAGATTATCCAGTGCATCAGGATTTATCAGCCATACTGCTCTTTCCCAGGAATCTGGCAGGAGTCGCCGTGCAAGGCGAGCGATGTCCACCCATGTGATATCACCCGCAACTTGCCTAGGCTCAAGAATTGTAAAACCGGAATTCATGATACCTAGTGGCTGTCCAACTCCATTACCATTGATAAAAAGGTTATCTTCCTCAAAGCGTATTGCTGTTCCAAAAGCAATCTCCATGAATTTCCCAAATGCTCCATGATCACCTTCAAGTTCATTGGAAACAAAACAACTGCCTACCAGCTTATGTGGAGTTAATTCTAGTAACCCAACCTCAGGCTTTGAAATCACGTTGGTATCTTTAGTAGCAGCTTCTTCCACCCACGAAAAGGTAACTCCACCAAAGAAGCTTGAACTTCTATCTGAATCAATAAGAGTTGTGATTTTCTGTGAATCACCCTTTGCCTTGAAGATAGCATCACATCTAGGCCTAACAATTGCTCCCTCCATTGCGACATGATAAATTTTATCTGCCCAATATTCAGGAACAAGATATCCTCCCTGTGAATCATCTGCCTCACCCATGTGTCCGGCAGTCTTTTGTAGCCGAGTATCTGGAGTGCCTTCATTGTCACAAGCTTTACGGACCCTTGACAAGAATTCACTTAGACTATTAAATGATCCGTTCTTCTCTGTGTAACCCATTTCAACCTCTATTAGCTTGTGGCGTCATCAAGCACAACAAAAGGAGACTGAGTAGTAACCGGAGCTGCAGCATTACGAGGTGTAATCGTTGCAGCAGGCCAGCACTGACCAGCAACCCTAAGAACAAATCTCCAACAATCCTCATCCGTTGTGAAGGCAACGTGTGAACTGAAATCAATAGTGATAGGCTGACGATCAAAGATGAAATAATATCTCAGATCAAAATAGCCAATATCACCTTGAGTTCCGAGAGCCTGCATCTTTTCACTGATAAATACCGGGCGACCCAGAATCTTCATCGGAGGCTTATTGGCAGCCCCTCCACTTGAATCGATCCAGATGAGATTCTTGCCACTCGCACCAGCAGCATTGCCAGTTCCCAACTCAATGAGGTTAGGAATGACAC